GGGAAGGTAGACCGTTGTAAAGGGGGCTTGCGGATAATCCTTGTCCCCACTCACGGGGAGAAGAGAAACTCCACAGAAATACTTTCTATTTTTAAATATAAATTTCTCTACGTCTTCCCATTCTTCAGGCTTTACATTGATTGTATTTGAAACATTGTGTTGAAGAAAACTCTTCACGCATAGTGAGTCAGTTCTTCCTGTCATCACCCAATTTTGTTGGGTAGTCTTAACACAGCTTAACAAATCTATGGCGCCGACTTTATTTTTAAGCTTTGCGCCATCTGGCACTTCTATGCAAAAAGAAACAACATCATCGCTATCATTAGCGGACCAGACCGATTCTTCACACGCCCGTGGATTCGTTTTTTTGAAGTGTTGGTAGATATCTTCCAGTTTATTAGCTTGCACACGTCTAATATAGCGCTTGGCATGATGAGGATGAATGCCACTACTAGTACCAAGAATGCAACTAGCAGTTCCTTCAGGCTTAACACAAGTAGTTCTAGCTGCTGGATTAATTCCGATTTTTGCAGCAAGCTCTTTATTCGTTCTCTTGACAACTCTGGCGCCTTCTTTTTGAACATCTGGGTCCAGACAAAGCTCATGCTGCTCCATTATTCCCGTCATGGAGACACCCAGCAAGGCTTCTCTTTTAAAAATTCTTTCGCTTACTTCACCTAAATATGGCAGGGTGGTGAACCCGGCTTGGAGGGTTCCTATAATTGAAGCGGCTCGACAGGACTCGAAGAACTCTTCTTTTGTTTTTACTTTTGCGCAGTTGATAGTGCTAAGATTGCACGCTTGCCATCCGGTCTTGCCGGTTTTTTCATCAACAGGATAAAGCCCAATCTCCACACAGGGATTTACGATAAGCTCTGTAGAGTCTGACCAAACAAACCCCGGCTCACCGAACTCCTTAACCGATTGCATTAATGATGTAAATTGTTCAGGACTGGTCTTATCACGAAGTAGCAGAGCAGAATTATTAGAACGACCACGTTGAGGATTATCGTGAAACCAATTACCAGTCTTTGCCAATGCCATCTCCTCATCGTTTGGCGAAAAGAGGCAAATGGTAGCACTCCTACGCACACCACCAGAGATAACAGCGTCAGCAGCGTGCATAACAACGTCGTAGACATCTATAGGTCTCAGTTTTTTATTTGAAAATAGCGCATCCTTCAGCGCTTTGTCTAAAACTTTCTTAATGTTTGTCAGGGCTTTTTTGAGAGGCTCTGGGCCGGGAGCTTTGCCTGAACTTGAACTTAGGTACGAACCGGCTGGCCTGATTTCTGAGAAGTCAAAGCTTACGGTCTTCCCTACATACTCAGGAAACAGTTCGCAACCTTCAAAATAACTGACGACTAAAACACCAACAGCATCAGACCACCCCTCTATTGTGTCTGGGATGGTGAATTTCTTAGTGCCGTCTTTCTTTTGAATCAACTTAGGCAGCTTTTCTACATGATGCTTCTGCACCGAAAAGCCTACGCCGCAACCGCAAAGAAGAAGATACATGCATTCTTGAAAAAATCTTGGTCTATCAACATACGACGCAATGCAGTTATACACTCTCGCGTGATGTTTGAGGATAGGCTCGCCACCAAACTGTAGCGCCCTCTGAGAACCTAAGACTCGCTTTTTATACATTAGGTCATACGCCCAATCAATATCCCCGTTGACCTCGGGGTATCGTTCGTGCATCATCTTCCTAACGCGAGTGACAGATTCTTTCCAAGTTTCTCTTCTTTTCTTTTCGGGAATCCATCTAGCGTATTTGCTAACAAACGCATAATTTTGTAGTTCTGTGACTGACATCGTATATATTTCTATCCGTTTTTGGTCTCGGTAGCTAGACCTTCCCTAACCATTATAGCTGAGAAATCCTCTCCGTCAAGGAAGACTCTCCCAATCGCCCGACCAAAGGTGAAGACATCCTTTATCTCTCCTTCTGGGTCAGAGGGTATATGAACGACAACGTCTCGGTACAAAAGTTTATTTTTTGCAAACTGTTTGGACGCTAACCCCCTCGCCTTTTCTTCTTTATCTCTAGTCCGTGTTTCTGGCGCCCAACAATCCTCTAATCTAATGCGCATTCGCCTTTCAATTAGAACATCTACGGTATCACCGTCAACTACTCTAGTTATTTTAGCCTTGGTTGTAAAGCCCGTTGGGGGTTCTTTCATGGCTGCCTCTCTCTGAATACCTTATAAAAAAGACCCGTAGCGGGTAGGCTACGGGTCTGTAATTTTTAAGAACGACACTGGAAACTAATCAAGCACAGCATAGTAACGCTCACGTCTATTAGTATAGCTTAAGTTCATTATGATTACAAATAATGCTTGATGCTCGCGGGCTGGCTGGATAAGTGTCGCTCTAGCTCTTATAGGAGGGGCAGCTTTGTGCGCCGTCGCTTAGAACTCTATAAAATCCAGCAATAGATATACACTATATTTCTCACTAACTCGAAGAACTTTTCAGACTACTCACCAGTTGATTTAGATGCGACAGGTCGGGTTCGATAAAATTAACTTCAAGACCATTGCTAGACAAGAATTCATAAACTATGCGGTCTTCTTCGGTTTGACCGTGTGCCTTTGAGTCTTTTGGCACATACCACTCATGAACTCCGTTTTGCCACAGTAGTTTTGCGCAAGTAGCGCAGGGGAGATGGGTGATATAAGCCGTGTAATAATCCATATGTTTAACAATTAGATTGCTCACAGCATTAGCTTCTGCGTGAACCATAAACGGGTATTTTCCCGGTCGGGTTGTAGGGAGGGCGCTGTCATCCACGCCGCCGGGGAATCCGTTGTACCCAACTCCAACAACCGCATGCTGGCTATTAACTATAACGCAGCCCACTTGAGTCTGAGAGTCGTGACTTCTTGTGGAAACGTAGTAAGCAAGCCCAATAAAATAATCGTGCCAAGAGGGTCTATTTTGTCGAGGTTTCATAGGCTCGTTTCTTGTTCCTGTTCCGTCTCTCACTCTTTAAGCGCTTCCTGTCTCGCTTGCTCTTTTTCCTAATAGTCTTTCCCATTTTAAAAAGCCACAGCCGTTAAATATCTATAAGCACGAACACTAAACGAATACTTTTTTGTCAGCTTAGACACAACTAAATACCAGCCCCCATCTTCCATGTTGACTTCTGATATCTTTGTGGGAACTCTGGTTACGCAAAGGTCATATGTTTCCTCTACGCCGCTCGCGCTGTCAATATTTTTTCTGTTTAGCTCCTGAATAATTTCGTCATCAAACTTCTTGTAGGTATACTTCCCTCTAAATCCCAGCAGCTTACAGGTAAATTCCATGTGGCTAGCCGGGTCTTTTGATTTGTCAATTTCAATTATACTGTTCAAGTCTGACACCACCACTCCAGAACGGTCATATAGGGTTTTAAGAAAATAAGCATCTTCTATAAGCTTATTCTTGTGTTCGTCTGGCATATTGAGAGGGCTTCCGGTTTTCCCTTTATACATATGGCTCAGTATTCTTTCAAAAGGCTCTTGCCAGTCCTTTAAATCTTCTACCCGTATAGCTTTGTCCATTATGGCTCCAGTATTTCTAGTCCATGAATACAGTGACGCATATCCTCTTCTAAACCAATCTCTTTCTCAAACTTCTTTGTTTTCATGTCAAACATAAGAACTCTAGCCGGTGAAGAGCCTACAAAAATGTAGTTCTCCAATCTAGCCAATCCTCTGTTCCAGTTATTTTCAGCTATATCATCGGCATAATATTTAACTGACTTAGAACGGGGGACATCAGTAGTTTCGCAAATAGAATTTCTAATAACCCCCAATTTATTCCAACCCGTTAAGTTAACGAGATTAAAATTATCGTATTCATAGAAATTATGCTGGAAGCTTTTAGCGTTTTGAATTATGGGCATTGACTCGACGACACTCATGGTGTCAAAGTCATATAGATGTGTGATTAATCCACCAACTACCAGCCTATCGGAAAAGGAGGAAATTGAATTAATATGGAAGCTGTCGTTTTCCTGAACTTTAGACACGTCTGTCAGGTGTTTGCCCGTAAGAATTTTGTAATCGCTTTGGCTTTCACCTAATATTTGATAGATGCCAACGACGTTAAAGTCTAGGTCTACCTGCACTATACAATCTATTGCCGTAGAGGTGACCCAAATAGAACCGGCGAAAAAGCATATCTCGTGAATTGAACGAAAAGCCTCGCGGTCTTCAAGCCTTTTGACTACTTCAAAAGTTTCTTTGTCTAGCTCGATAAGGCTAGTGGCACTGGCAACGATAATTCTATCGTCGAGAACACATATTCCTCTAAGGCCACGCTCGCCACCTCGCTCGTTGTCATTGACAAATTTCTCGTCGTAGGGAGCGTAATGAATTACGCGCTCTTCTTCTACGTCGATAACATAAAGCCCACCGTGGTTAGAGCCATGTTCAGCAGCCCTAACCACGGTGGTACAGATAATCTTCATTTAACCTAACCTATGATGCTCTAAGGCTATCCCCGACAATCCAAGCGCCCCCCAATAGGACTACATGGTTAACTTGTTCGGGTGAAATGCCAGTGCCAAGACCGTCGAATATCACAAATACAACGCCCCCAACAGCGACCCAAAATCTGCGTGATGAGAATAGACCGGACAGTTTACTTACGTTTAGCATCGTTGTTGCCTCTGTGGTGATTATGTTTGAATAGTACCGGAAACTTCACAGAGTCCTTTGTGAGCTTGATTCCTTCACTTGATTTTGTTGCCCCTCCTTCTATCGGTAAAGATAGAATCTCCTTTAGCGTAGGGGTAGGCGCAGCTTCATCAACGGACCATAGAATTCCCTCCCTTTGTGCGTACTCTCTAATCCTTCTAACGGGCACTATAAGATTGAAAGTTTCTCCCGCACCTCTAACCAGCATTCCCACGTATTGTCCCGCCTTATTTCCCGACCTCTCTGATAGAAAAACGCCACCGCCACTGGACCCCGGAAATGCCGTAACCGTCGTTTGGTCAAAAACTACACCATCGCCAGTACCCAAGTCAAGAACTCTTCCTATCTGAGATATTATACCCCTCGTCAGGCTGTTCGAGCCAGTTTGGCCAAGCAAACTTCCCACATGGTATAATTCTGTACCAATAGCCACCGGCTTGCCAGTGTCATTATAGAAGGTTACAGATTTGTCAATAAAGCCCTTCTTTCTAACCATCAGAAGAGCTAGGTCTTCTCCGTTTTCAGAGTCGCTATATTTAATAACCTTGGCTTCCATCTTGACCTCGCCAACGCGACGGCCATCTTCGACTAACTCCTGAACGATTTGAGCATCCTTAAATTCAACAATCTTAATTGGCCTACCATCCTTGATTACTGTTCTAACAGACCTTAAATTGTCGATTACATGTGCTGCCGTCCAGATAAAATTTACCTTTGCCGTTAGCGGTTTGCCTTTGGAGTCTATGGCAATGGGAATAGTTCGTGTAATAATTACTCCAGAACCCTCTCCACCCCCGCTCTTGACTGTTACAGAAATGTCTTGCAAAAGCTGAGAAATCTCTTTTACAGATTTGTCTTCTGCCGAAGTGTGTGTGGGCAGGGATAAAATGGCAGCGGCCATTAAAGCGATTAGAAATTTCATGGTAGGCATCCTTCCTGTGTAAAAAAAAGATGGCCCCCCTTCGGGGGCCATCAAGTAGAAATCGAATTAATTACCCTATAACCTCTCCACCATTACCCTGCATCTCTCTTTCGAGTACACGGTTGGGTGAATTGGGGTCATTGTCTTCTACGCCGGGAGCAACCGGAACATTAGGAGTTGCAATCGGACGAAGCTCGTCTTCAGTAAATTCACTACCAAGAGCAGGATGCTTAATCCATTCGATGGTAGGAATGTGGCTGACATCATAACTGCCGAAGTCTTCAGTTGTCAAGAAGAAGGCGTCCCCTTCGTCGCTGAAGACCTTTTCTGCTGTAGCAATAGGAACTCTGAATAGTTCTACGCACATAAGCCTGTAGCCTTCGCGGAAGAGCTTCTTCATTTCCTTAGCCGTAGGTTCTGACCAATCGTTGCCCCAAGTGTTTTCACTTAGCTGGGCGATATTGCTGAGACCCTGAAGACATAGCTCAATCCATCTACGGCAGTAGTCATTCTTTACATCGAAGTAACGAATTGGATAAAGCTTGAAAGCCCGTCTCTCGTGACTGATGTGATGAGCCTCAAGTCTTTCCATGTTGTCTCTCTTGGTGTTTGTGTCAATCAGATTGCACAAACGGACAAACATGTTGTGATGATGCTTCACCGCGCCAAGCGTTGGAGGGCCGGGAACGAAACAGTCGGTACGAACCGAAAATGCCTGTAGGTGTTCGCCAACCTTTTCAAACAGGCGAGCCAAGGCAAGATTCATGGTTTCTTTGTTGTCCCCTACGTTGGGGATGGCCCACTTTACACCCTTAAACATGTAAGGGAGAATTGCGTCGTGGGTGGGAATGATAAGATTATCTGCCATTTAAGGAACTCCTTATTCTATGTTAAATTTTTCTTTTAGGCGCTGACGAATAAGTGTATCAAGCTGCCCCATCGTCATGGTTTGGTCGTTTCGATACTCATTAGTCAATTCACCAATAACCGTCATAATCTGCTCTGATGTTACCGTTTTTCTAGTGCTAAACGGTATATTAATAAACTGTGGTGGAAGTCCATGGACCGGTTGTGGCTGCTGATAATATGGGGTTGCTACGTTTACAGGCATCCCATATCCAGCAAACCCAGAATTAGGCCCGCTCTGTCCTCTCTGCGAATCGTCAATTTCATTGCTTGTTTGAGGTTGAGGGCATTCATCAGGAGGCATTATATATTCATTTGCATGCTTGTGTTTATGAATATGTTCGTGTCGATGAACATGCTCTTTTGGGCCATCATCCAAGCTTGGAGGATGCGAAGGCCCCATGTTATCATACCCTTCTTCTCTATCTAAATCTTCATTATCTTCATCCTTTTTCTTTTTTCTTCGTCTTCTGTTGAGTAACAACGGAACTCCGTATTTTAACGCCAACATTCCCAAGCTCATACCACCAAGAGTAAAGCTTACATTTTCAACAGTGTTGCCATTACCGCCAGTTGGCCCATCAAGATAATGCATTCCTCCTTCTTTCAATTCATCTATAACCCTATCTTTATCACTCGCAAAGCTCAAAAGTTCATCAATTCTAGACTTAAGAGTTAGCTTCTGGCCCTCAACAGCGCCAAGCATATCTTTTAGTCCGTTGATTTCATTATTGGCTCCCGAAAGATTCCCATTAATTCCAGACAACTCTGCCTTGAGACTCTCGGAAAGACCCTCTAAATTAGTCAGTTTTTCTTTAAGCTCAGTAATCTTATCAAGATACTCTTGACGCTCTTTTGCAAAGTCTAATGGAGGTTCCGTAGGGCCACCATCGGGGTTTGGTCTGCCGGGCCAACCATTAAAACCACCGCCGTTGTCTGGTGGATTTGGGTTAGAGGGAGGCAATTGAGGAGGTTGGTTTGGAGGCCTATTATCCCAAGGACACCAAGGAAACAAACCGTTTCCTTCGTATAGCTCACCAACTTTGATACCGCCATAATATTTTGCCGTATCTTCGATGCTGCCATCGTTCATCTTCAGTTCAGGGCAAAACATAAACTCACCCTTGATGGTTTTCCTGAGACCTCCCTTATAGGGAATAACCACATGGTCTTTAATTTTATGACCACAGTGCGGACAGACTTTACTTAATCTTTCTTTTGCGGACTTAGTGTTTTTCGCTTCTTCTTTTTCGTACACTAAGCCATAAGAGGTCTCAATGGGATAGCCTCTGCCGTTGCCCTCCATTATGTCATATATCTGCTTTAACGACAAGCCAGCGCCGTAGTCGTTTGGGCCATCATCTGTCCAAGCCCCATCTCCAACTCTCCAAGCTAGCAGGACGCCCAGCCTAGTGTGAATCACCCCCTCTCCATCTTTGATAAGAATGAGAACTCCGCTACCTGATTGACCGCCAATAGGAGCGGCGTTAAAACTAACAACGGCTCCTGTGTTATTAAGAACTCTGCCCTTCCATGCGGTGGCCCATTGAGCAGACGGGCATCCACCGGCCATTACAAGGTCATTTGCCCCTATCTTTGTGCCCTTGGGGGCAAGAGGAATGACTCTGGGAGGATATCGACCAAAATATTTCTTTTTTACTGAGACTACAGCTAAGTCAAGGGCTGTGCCTTCTTCGTAAGCTACGTATTCAGTTTTAAAAGGAATCATTGCAGATTTGTAGCCGTCTTGGAAAAACTCCAAGTGGCCTTTTCTAGCTCTTTCGATTACATGACCGTTGGTCAATACGTAGTAGTTTTCTTCATCTTCTTGAAAAACAGTCCCGCTGCCGCGAGCGCTATTTGTGTTTACTCTACACACGGCGTCTAGAGCTTCATCCATTGTTAACGGCTGAGCATTTGCCGTATTTATCATGCACCCTAGAGCAAGGGCGATAGCAAATAGTAGTTTTTTCATTATGTTGGACCTTTCCATAGGGCATTAACCGTCAGAAAGTCCTTGTCACAAAGTCCTGATTATCGTAGTTACCAGTCTTTTTCTATAGTAAACTGATATGAAAATAGCGCCGACCTTGCTAGGTCAGCAGGAGTGGTTGCGGAATCTGCCAAATACGGAGTTGGGTCAAGGTAGTTTTTTCTATAGGCGTAGGTAACAGCCGTACTGCAAACAAAAACTTCGTTTGGCTCTTCGTCTTTCATATTTTGTTCGGCTAGCCTAAAAAAGGGCGCGTAATGTTTGGCGATTTTCCAAAAATTCCTCCAACCATAATCAAGACCGGTGATGTCTTTCATCGTGCCTGCGATTCGTTCGGCAACACTGTTTTCACCATAATCAAGATTATATTTCCCTCCACCAATTCTAATTAAATCGGCAGCACGAAACACGTCAATGTTGTTTGGATGGGTCTCGACCTGACTCTTCATAGCGACGATTCGACCGCCTTTGAATTCTCTAAATTCAATACACTGCAAATCATCATCGTCCCAGTGGGCCATAGCTGCGTGACTATGTGCTCCACCGCCGTATCTTTTAATCATCCAAGACATTAGTCCCTCACCACGAAACAGTAGCACGTCAGCTTCTTTAATCTGTAGCCTAGCCTGCTCGTAAGGAACTAGAATCATCTATTTCTCCTCAAGTTTTTTATCTATTCTGTCTAGAATATCCGCTATCCTTCTTTGGTCGTTCACGATTTTTATCATTACCTGTTGCATATCTTTTTGAGTTTCTGCCCAGCTTCTAGGTACGTAGACTAGCGGAGTACCATCAGAATCTTGCCGGGAAATAATTTTGTAGGTCTGATGCATCCAGCCTCTTTCGTCGTCCATTAAAACTGACTTCTGCGGAACCGCTTTTAAAATAAGAACCTCAATGACCTTCCCTAAGCCCAGAACAATTGCCACGATTGCGGCTAACACAGGAATTGAAAAGATATCTGATTCCATGAATGGACGCCTTTCAAATTAAAAAGGGGGCTGACTGTACCGTGTGTAAGCCAACCCCCTCCGTGAAATTGGATGTTAAATTTTAGCCGCCATTTTTGGCCTTATAGTCATCCTGCTTCGGAGTCAATGCCCCGTACATGTAAACCAATTCGCCGGGAATGGCTCTTGTGGGAGTAGCAGCATCGTCTGTTGCAGCCGTTGTGCCATCGTCTGCTTGGACATAGTTCTTTACAGCCCCGTAGTGCGTACCAGCAGAGCCGCCCTTGGTTAAGATACCGGTCGCGTAATCAATAGAGTAGTCCGCATGGCCGGTTCCGTAGTTGTGGGTTTTGGTTAGAGGATTGATAGCGCGACGGCCAGCCTTGTCAGATGAACCGCTCTGAAGAATGGTATTGCTGACATTGTTGACCTTGGTGCTGTAGCCACGAAGCAGAAACTGAGGGTCGCTCGCAGCGGGTTGATAAGCCAACGTTCCAGAACCCTTGCTTGTAGTGACGCCGGGCTTAAACTTGGTTCCCGTGCTTGCAAGAACTTTGCCGCCATAAGCTCCAGCCTTGTGAAGAACATCCATTAAAGTATCAGAATTTGTAACAGCGTTAGTGCTGTCGACGTTGCCACCGTTAAGAACAGTTGCACCATTGTTTCTAGTGGTGCTTCCAGAAATAGTTGTTGTAGCCATTTGATGACCCCCTATTAAAATGCCCAGCAAAACAAACATGATATTTAAGAACTGTGAACTTATTCCACATACCAACCACGTTTTTTACTGGGGTGCTGTTTTTCCTGATTCTCCTGTACGATGGTCCTAATCCGAACTATCATACACCATTTTTAAGAAATTCTTCAGCTAATCGTGGTGATGTTAACCTAATGGAGTGTATTCCAGCCTCTCTAAACATGTCAAAATGAGCAGGAGTCCATATTCTACCACAGGATATAACCTTGATTCCTGTTTCTGATTGAATTCTACTAGAAATGATTACGTTGTCTAAAGTATCATCCGCCATAGTTCCGGTGGCGTTTGCCACATATTCGACTCCTTCTTTTAAAAAAAGACCACACAGAGAGAAAATAATTTTTTCAGAAAGAAGTCTATATTCTATGATTGGCCTCAATTCAGCGCCGCTGTCTTTACATGCCATTAAGCATGCTTTTATATCTTTTCGTATAGCTTCCCAATTTTCTTCAGAGGCGTCCGTACTGTTTATGCAAAGGTCTATCAGGCTGGCCCCTTTCCTGATAGAGACTATTATTTCGTGAATTCTAACCGACGTTTCGCTCAGACCGTAAGGAAAGTCTACGGCGGCAGAAATGTCGATGTATTCTTTGAAGAATGAGGCTTTAGAAACAAGCCCGGAAGGAACAGAGATACAATTAGCTGTGCATCTTGTGCCAGTAAAGATGCTGCTTAGAATCGAATCATAGTCTGCGATTCTATCATAACAAGCAATTTCCAATTCCATTAGTCTTCCGAGTTCACAACTATTCCGCCCGAAATAACTCTGGCTTCGTTGTAAACAATCATCTTTTCTAAAAAGGAGTCGTCATTTTTGTCGTCAGTAAAGGCGTAATCGAGTTCACCATTTGGAAACACAAATATAGCCCAGTGTTTGCTCTCGGCCTTTAATTTTTTTTGTAGGGCTTCAACCTCAAGCCTCACAGACTCGTCTTCAATTTGGGCTTCTTCAATATGTGTATTGCACAGCAAATTTTCAGCCTCAACCCTGACATCTCTAAAGTTGAACAGTTTTGCAATACCCAAGAAGAACCTGTATCTAGTTAAAACTACCAAGACCTCAACACCACCGATGGATTCAATTGTGTCTTTTACTTCTTCTGTGATATCAAAGTTGGTGTATCCCATCCAGCAGTCGAATTGCTTGGTTGGACTCATCCGGTCATGTAGGCGATACATGCCAACCGGAGTAGAAACAATCGTGGGAAGCTCCGATATAAATCCAGAGTACAACTCTGTGATATCAATCTCTTCGCCCTCTTCCTCTTTTGCGCTGGACTGTAGTTGAGAAAAAGGATTTGTAGAAGAAGATTGTTCTACTTCATCCTCCCATTTTTCCCAAGCGATTTTTCTAACTGACGACATGGTAGTCTCCTAGCTATATAGGAATGTTGTTATCGTCCAGAGATGTCCCCATAACCTGAGTAGGTTTGACGAGAGGGATTTCGCCATCTTGTTGCTCTAAACCCTGTCCTGATGTCAACGTTTGTAAAAATCTTAGCAATCTTACGTAATCTTTTTCCTTGCCATTTTCTGTACAAGAATCTTTTATGATTTTCAAAAGCCCTTCAGTCATCTGGCCGCTATTCACTACGTAAATAAGTTGAGCAAAATTAAGCAGGCTCTCCTCGTCCCACTCGCATTCTATTCCCACGTCTTCATCGTAACTGAGAATAAAACGCAAAGAGCACTGAACATCAGGTTCTAGCTCTGGCTCTGGCTTGTCGCACTCCAAAGCTAAAGGAGGCGACTTTTTCTTATTAAAGAACTTAGAAAAAATACCCATGGAGTTACCCCAGCGCTTGAACTATTTCTACACAACTTTCAGAGTGTTCGTAATCTTCTACAGCCTGAAGATATTCTGCAAGAACGTAAGAATGCTCTCCGACACCTACGGGTTCCTCGTATACTCTCATTCTAAGCTTGGCTTCTTCCATTTTTGATTGAAAATGGCTTACAGCCGCCTGACGCACTAACGCCTTGTGCGACATAGTCCTTCCTCCTTAAATTTCTTTTAGAATAATAGATTGCGCCAACCGGCGCAGTTTACCTGACCCTT